TAAGATCTGGCTTGAACACATCATTCCAGAAGATAAGAAGCCAAAGAAGATTGATATCACAGACACAGCAGAAGCTCCTAAGAAGTCAAAGAAAGAACTTCTTGTAGAAGACAAATAATTATATTATGATATAATGTGACATGTGGCTGGTGGCAATAGCTTCTGGCCACATTTTCATTTCATAAGAACTAAAGAAAGAAAATACAAATGATAAACATTCTAGAATCTGCAGCCAGATGGGTGAGCAGCTATTCATTATACATGTCAACTATTGCTGAACTTAATTCTTTAACAGATTATGAACTCAGAGATCTTGGTATCTCCAGAGAACAGATCTTGTTTGAGGCTGCCAAACACTTTGCAAGGGTCTAATAATCATAAATAAGCCATGACAACTTCTATATTATGATCTGAATACGATATAGGAGATCACAATGGCTTTAGTTACCTTTGAACAGTTGAATGAATTCTTTGAAGACACTGACGAAGACATCGTTCAAGCATTCGTAGAACCATTAAATGAAGTAATGGCTTTCTATGAAATCAATAATCCAAACAGAATAGCAATGTTCTTAGCCCAGGTTGGGCATGAGTCCGGTGGGCTAAGAGCAAGAAAAGAAAATCTTAATTATAGAGCGGAAACACTTGTAAAGGTGTTCCCAAAATATTTCCGTGGAAAGAATCCAAATGATTATGCTAAGAACCCAGAGAAGATCGCAAATCTCGTCTACGCAAGTAGAATGGGTAACGGTCCTCCTGAGTCTGGCGATGGCTACCGTTACTGCGGCCGTGGCCTTATCCAACTAACAGGTAAGAGTAACTATCAGGCCTTTGCTAGTGACATGAACATGGAGCTTGCTGAAGCAACTGAATGGTTAGAGACAGAAGAAGGTGCAGCATGGTCTGCTGGTTGGTTCTGGGATTCTCGTGAACTAAACCAATGGGCTGATAAAGGTGACGTTCTTACTGTCACTAAGAAAATTAATGGTGGAACTATAGGATTAAAGGATCGTGAAGAACATTATGCAGCTGCTCTAGAAATATTTGCATAAAGGGAAATCACGATGCCTAAATTTGGTACACCAGACGACGAACCAGTCGTAGCAAAACCTGCTATGGATCAGCTACCACCTGCTACAAAAGGTGCAGCCGCTTCTATTCAAACTAGTTATTTTGATGCAGGTCCATCAAGATCAAGCGCAGCACCTCAAATGTCAGAGGCTGCACAGCTTGCGCAAATTGAACTTGAGAAACAAAAGTGGGAAGCAGAGAACGGAAAACAAAATGAACATTGGATGAAAGCATATTGGCGTCCAGCAATGGGTTGGCTATACATGCTTATGTGTTTCTGTGATTTCGTTGCATTCCCAATTATCTCAATGTTCTTGCCGCAGTTCATTAAAGGTATGACATACATTCCATGGAAGTCAATCACTCTTGATAATGGTGGATTGATTCATATGGCATTTGGTGCTATCCTTGGTGTGGCTGCATGGACACGTGGTCAAGAGAAAATAGCCGGTAAACAGTAATTTACTTCCGGTTTAAAGCATGATATAATATGTTTATAGTCAATTATTTGAGGTGTTCATGTCACGTTTCTATACAAACTTCTATTCACGCGGTAACAAGATTTACCTGCGTGGATATCAAAACGGCAAGCGTATCAGTGAAGAGGTAGATTATCAACCCTACCTCTTCATTCCTTCTGATAAAGGTGAGTATAGAACACTTGATAATAAGAAGGTCGGCAAAGTAGACTTTAGCTCTATGAAAGAAGCACGAGACTTCGTTAAGAGTTATAGCGAAGTTAGTAATTTTACTTTCTATGGTCTCACTAACTATCCATACGTATTCATCAACGACGAGTATCCTGGCGAAATCGATTATGATGCAGATCTTATCTCTGTAGTCACGATCGATATCGAGGTAGCAAGTGATGACGGCTTCCCTGATATTAAGCAAGCATCTAAACCTATCACTGCTATCTCACTCCGTAAGAACGGCAAGAGTATCGTCTTCGGTTGCGGTTATTATAAACCTAAGTCAGATGATGTTATCTATGTTCTATGTAAGGATGAGAAAGACCTGCTTGCGAAGTTTATTCTAGGTTGGAATCATCCTGACTGGACGCCCGATGTTGTCACAGGTTGGAACATCGAGTTCTTCGACGTACCTTATATCGTCAACCGTATTATCGGTCAGCTTGGTGAGAAAGAAGCTAAGAAACTCTCACCGTGGAGGTATCTAGACGAAAAAGAAATTATCGTACGTGATCAGAAGAACCAAGCATTTATGCCTGCAGGTATCACAGTGCTTGACTACATGCATCTCTATAAGAAGTTCTCATTCACAAACCAAGAGTCATATCGCCTCGATCATATCGCAAACATCGTTCTTGGTGAGCGTAAGCTAGATTACTCTGAGTATGATAGCTTGCTCGATCTTTATAAGAAAGACTACGAGAAGTTCATCGATTATAATATCCATGACTGTGTTCTCGTTGATCGTCTTGAAGATAAGCTTGGTTTCATTAAGCAGGTGTTCGCTCTTGCGTATGACGCGAAGGTCAACTACAACGATACATTAACCACTGTTAGACCGTGGGATGTTATCATCCATAACTACCTTATGAACAGCAAGATCGTTATTCCGCAGATGGCACATCAAGAGATGTTTGACTCGCTTGTCGGTGGTTATGTTAAAGATCCACAGGTTGGTATGCATAAGTGGGTTGTGTCTTTTGACTTGAACTCACTCTATCCACATCTTATCATGCAATATAATATCAGTCCTGAAACTTTTGCAGGTCGTCAGCAGTTTCCTAGCATCGACTATTTGCTTGATGGTCATTGGGAATATCGTGATGGCTCAGTAGCATATGCTGCTAATGGTTGCACTTATAGAAAAGATAAACAAGGTTTCTTGCCTCAACTCATGGAGAAGATGTACAATGATCGTGTTATCTACAAAGACAAGATGCTTGAAGCCAAGAAAAGATTCGCGCAAACGAAAAGCAAAGATGACGAAAAACTTGTCTCGCGTTATCACAACCTTCAGCTCGCAAAGAAAATCCAACTCAACTCGGCGTATGGAGCGTTGGGCAACCAATACTTCAGATGGTTCAATTTTAATCACGCAGAGGCGATCACGACGTCTGGTCAGCTATCGATCCGCTGGATTGAGAAAAAGATTAATGCATACTTCAATAAAGTACTCAAGACTGAAGACAAAGATTATGTGATTGCATCTGATACTGACTCAGTCTATGTTAACATGGGTCCATTGGTTGATAAACTTGACATGACAGATGATCTTGAGATCGTTAAAGCTCTAGATGCTTTCTGCGAACAAAAGATTCAACCTTATATCGATAAATCATACCAAGAACTTTTTGAGATGATGTCTGCTTATCAACAGAAGATGCAGATGAAGCGTGAGAATATCTCTAACAAGGGTATTTGGAAAGCTAAGAAGATGTACATCCTCAATGTGTGGAACAGTGAGGGTGTGCAGTACGATAAGCCACAACTTAAGATGATGGGTATTGAAGCTGTCCGTTCATCTACGCCTGCATCATGTCGCGAGAACATTAAGAAGACTCTTGAATTGATCATGAACACAGATCAAAAGACTGTACTCAACTTCATTGAAGAGTTTCGTGATAAGTTCTTCAGCATGGAGTTCGAAGAGGTTGCATTCCCACGAAGTGTTAAGTTAATTTACTTCCGTAAGAATGATGGTGGTGCTACATTCCCACTTCATTACAAGCTTGATCAAAAGTCACTCCCTATTCAGGTCAGAGCTTCTCTACTTTATAATAAAGTTATTAAGGATGCTGGCCTCGATAAGAAGTATCAATTAATTACGAATGGTGATAAGATCAAGTTTGCGTATCTTGTCACACCCAATCCTGTTACAAGACAGGAAGATGTTATTGCCACTAACTCTGCGATGCCTAAACAACTCGAGATTAATAAATATATCGATTACGAGAAGCAGTTTGATCGTGCTTTCCTAGATCCTATCAAGTCTATTCTTGATGTATTGCACTGGAAAGTAAACACTAAAAAAGTATCTACACTAGAGGATTGGTTCGCATGAAATTAAGTGATGACGATTTTGGTTTTAGTCTTGTATCCGAGTCTGAGCTAAAGGCTCATGAAGAGCAACTAAAGAAAGTAGTAGAACAACAGGCAAAAGCAGTCGAACAGAAGACTGTTGAAGCGCAGGATAAATTACATGGTCTTAGAGATATGATTATGCCTTTGCTTAATAATTTAGCAAAGGATCCAACAAAGGAATATATCTTGTGGCCAGATCGAGCTGCACGAATACAAGCCTTTATTAAGAAAGTTAATAACTACGTAGACGGATGATAAACTATCTAGCACTCGCAGTAGCCTTAGCTCTCTCGGGTGTCTCTGGTTACTATTCAATAATAGGTCTAACTACAATATTTTCTACGGCTTTCTGGCCGGTAGTTTTTATGGGATCAGTACTAGAAGTTGGAAAGCTAGTTACTGCTTCATGGCTATATAGAAATTGGAAACACACACCGTTCTTAATTAAATCTTATCTAATAATAGCAATTTTTATACTGATGTTTATAACTAGCATGGGTATATTCGGTTTCTTATCAAAAGCACATATAGATCAAACCGTCAATTTAAATACAGGTGCTACAGAAAAGATACAAATATTAAACTCAAAGATTACTTTTGAAAAACAATCTATAGAAGACTTAGATAAACAAATAACACAAATCGATGCAGCTATTACAAAAATGACAGATCGTGGACAGGCAGCATCATCACTTCAAGCTGCCGATAAGCAGCGCAAGACAAGAGATGCTCTTGTCAAAAGGAAAGACGATCATGTCAAAAATATATCCACACATACAGAACAGAGAATTAAACTTGAGTCAGAATTCAAAAAACTTGAAGCAGAAGTTGGACCAATCAGATACATCGCTGAGCTTATATTTGAAGTACAATCTGTTGATAATCTTGAAAGAAGTGTTAGGATGGTTATTCTTCTTCTTGTCTTTGTTTTTGATCCTCTTGCTATTGTCTTATTAATAGCAGCAAATATTGGAATAACCGCACAAAAAAGGTTTACAAAAGAACAGAATATTGGTATATTAGAGATTGACAACAAGGTTCTTGATTCATAGGAGTTATTATGTCACTTAAAGAAAAGCTTATTAAGAATTCTACTATCGACCTTACTGCTACCTTGCTTGATAGTAAGGTATTTGCTAAGAAGGATATGATCCCAACACCGGTTCCTATGATCAACGTTGCGTTGTCTGGTTCAGTCGATGGTGGTATTACGCCAGGTTTGACCATGCTTGCTGGTCCGTCTAAGCATTTTAAGACCGGTTTTGCGTTGCTCATGGCTTCATCATTTTTGAAAAAGTATAAAGATGGTATTATTCTTTTTTACGATTCTGAGTTTGGTACTCCTCAGTCTTACTTCAATACATTTAATATTCCTTTTGATAGTGTTGTGCATACTCCTATTACTGATATTGAAGAACTAAAGTTCGATATCATGGCTCAGATGAAAGAGCTTGATCGAGATGATCATGTCATGATCGTTATTGACTCGATCGGTAATCTTGCTTCTAAGAAAGAAGTTGATGATGCTCTCGATGGTAAGTCAGTTGCAGACATGTCACGTGCTAAGCAACTTAAGTCACTCTTTCGTATGATCACTCCGCATCTTTCGCTTAAAGATATTCCTATGATTGTAATTAATCATACATATAAAGAGATCGGTCTCTATCCAAAGGATATTGTTGGGGGTGGAACTGGCTCATATTATGGTTCAGATAATATTTGGATCCTTGGTCGTCAGCAGGAAAAAGATGCAGATGGTATTTCAGGATATCATTTTGTCATCAATGTCGAGAAGTCTCGCTATGTTAAAGAGAAGTCGAAGATCCCAATCACCGTTTCTTTCGAAGGTGGTATCAATCGCTGGTCTGGCTTGCTTGATGTTGCACTTGATGGCGGTTATATCGTTAAGCCTAAAGCTGGCTGGTATGCTACCGTAGATAAAGAAACCGGTGAAGTCAAGCAACCTTCTATGCGCGCTAGCGATATCGTAGATAATAAAGAGTTTTGGACAAAGATTTTCCAAGAAACAGATTTTGCTAAGTACATTGAAAGTACTTACAAGATGGCAATTGGTTCTATCATGGAGATCGAAGATGATACAGATTAGTAAGTATTATGGTACGCATGAGTATAGTAATCGAAGTGCAACCGTACTACAAGAGGCCGGTGGTAGCTATGGTGTTATCTATACTATAGACGATAGAGAAGATTATAGAGTATTTCTAGATAAGTCTGTACATTATGCAGAAGATGCAGCAGAGAACTGGGTTGAAGGAATTATTAACCCTAAAGATCTTTTGGTAACCTACTAAGGAAAATTAATGGCTATTGAGCAGCTAATCTTTGGTAATCTTCTAAACAATGAAGATTACGCTAGAAAAGTTATACCGTTTTTAAATCCAGAATATTTTCAGGATTACTCAGATAAGCTTATATTCAATCTTATTGATGAGTACGTTACAAAGTACAATGCCTTTCCTACTAAAGAAGCTTTAGTGATCGACCTTAGTAATAAGGATGGTATTAATGAAGATGTATTCAAGAAAACCAAAGATAAAATCTTGGAGCTTACACCAGGTGAAAAGAAAGAAATCGAATGGTTGTTTGACCAAACAGAAAAGTTTTGTCAGGAAAAAGCCGTATACAATGCAATTATGGCCTCCATACAAATCTTGGATGATAAGACTGGGAAAGCCTCTAAAGGGGCCATTCCGCAAATCCTATCAGATGCACTTGCAGTCTCATTTGACACTCATATTGGGCATGACTTCCTTGAAGACTCGGATGCGCGCTATGAATTTTATCACAAGAAAGAAAGTCGAATCCCATTCGATCTTCACTACTTCAATGAGATCACAGGCGGCGGGTTGCCGAACAAGACGCTAAACATTGCACTTGCTGGTACAGGTGTTGGTAAGTCATTGTTCATGTGTCATTGCGCTGCTGCTAACCTTACTAAAGGTTATAACGTTCTTTATATCACTATGGAAATGGCAGAAGAACGTATTGCTGAACGTATCGATGCTAACCTTCTTGATATTCCTCTTGAT